AAAGATTTGACTGTAATAAGCAAAGTAATAAATATGAAAGACGTTAAGGAATTTAAAAATTATATAAAAAAAGAAGAAGACACAGAAGAGTAACAGAAATAAATTTATTTGAGTTGTCGCAAAAAATGCGACAACTCATTATATCCTGCAAAAACAACTATCTTATAACAAAAACAATTAAAAATAAGAGCTTGACTGTTAAATTATTTTACATTATTATATATATAAATAAAATCTAAAAGGATATAATATTTCTATTCCAAAAAAAATTTATGCCAAATAAAACTTCCCAACTTATTGTTGAAAAAATTGAAATTAACGTTATCTATAAAAAGATAAAAAACAGTTATCTGAGTATTGAACCTCCAGACGGAAAAGTTATAATGACAGTTCCATTAAATACAATAAACGATAGTATAAAAAAAATGGTTAAAGCAAAATTAGTTTGGATAAAAAGCGGACAAAAGAAAATTAAATCTCAAGAATATAAGATGACACCAAAAGAATTAGGTGATAACGTTTTTGTATATTTTCAGGGGGATAAATACCAGTTAAATATTATTGAAGTAAAATCTACACCTAAAATTGTTGTCGAAAAAACTAAAAAAATTTTGAATCTGTATGTAAAACCCAATACCACAAAAATTAAAAAAGAAACAATTTTAAAAGAATGGTATAGAGCAGAATTGAAAAAACTTATCCCACCACTTATTAAAAAATGGGAAAAAATAATTGGTGCTTCTCCTAAAACTTGGGATGTAAGACTTATGAAAGCTAGTTGGGGAAATTGTTCATTTGTTAAAAAACATATTTTACTCAATCTTGAACTTGCAAAAGCAAAACCAGAACATTTAGAATATATCCTTGTCCATGAAATGGTACATTTACTTCAACCAGACCATAGTCAAAAATTTTTTAGATATATGTCTTTGTTTCTTCCACATTGGAAAAAATTACAAACTGAATTGAATAAATTTGTAGTTGGTAATACTAAATTTACAGAATAATTTTAATTATAAATAAAAATAATCTTATATAAAGGGAAGTGATTATAGTTATGGAAATAATATCAGCAATTATATTAGCGACAATAGAGTCTTTTAAGTTATTTATTGAAATGTTTGGAAACATCTTTACTGGCGGAGCTTAATTATAATCATTTTAGGAGTAAAGTAAATGTTATTAGAATTATTGGCAAAATTTTTATTTTTATTGAAAAGTTTAAAAGAATTATTGGAGTCAATCTTTATATAAATTATAAAGGAAGTAATGACTTATGAAATTTGTAAACGAATTTTTAGACATTATTAAACAATTTGTAGGTATTGCTATAAAACATCATAGAAAAGGTAATCATGATAATAAAAACTGCTGAAAATTATATTGAATAAATTTATATTTGTAATGAATAGGTTACTATAAATGGGAATGATAATCCAACGAGCAACAAATATTTTAGAAGGGAGTAATAATACTCCATCAAAATTTAAAGAAAGAATAGAAAGATTATTATATTTTTTATATAAAAAAAAGACAGATAATTATGAAATAAAAGATGATAGTAAAACGTATAGTTCCCATATAACATCTTTAAAAATAGCCTCAAAAGAATGTCAAAAAATTGAATTAAAATCTCCTGATGACCTGTTAAAAAATTGTATATTTTCTGGAACAGAAAAATTGAATAATTGTCCAATTTTAATTCCAAACAATAAAAAAAATTTATTTAGTGAAGATAATAGTCCGGTTACGGATTTTTTTATAAGTGAATTTTTCTTTATTGTAAAAATAGGAAAAGAAAAAGATATTCTTTATACAGCAGAGTCATCAGAGTCAGGTTATAGTTATGAAAAAGATGGTAAAGACTCAAAAATAGTATCTGGTTATTATTTAGTGAATAATAAAGCTAAAGCAATAGCTTGTAATAAAATTTTCGTAAAAGGTGGAAGGTCAACAGAAAAAGAACAGGGAGAAATTAGAGATATATTTATTCAATTCAATATTGCAAGTAAAAAATTAGCTAGTAACCCATTGTTAGATGATACAACTGAGATAGATAAATATATAAAAGACAACAATGAAAAGATAAAAACAATTATAGAAGAGAATAATAAAAATGAAGATAAAAAAAACCAAATAAATCCTAAGTTATTACCAGAGTATGAAGAATTTTGTGGAGAATATAAGACAAACAAAAAAAACTTGCAAGAACTATTAGACAAAAACGCAGTTGAGAATTTAAAAGATTTTAAAAACCCGGCAGATGTTAAAAAAACATTTCAACAAGGATTCAAAAAGAAACGGGATTTAGAAATGAAAATTGCTAAGTATCAAAAAAATATATTAAATCTAATTAAAGAGACAGATGACATAAAAAAATACAAAGAAAACTTAACAAAAATTATAGAAAAGAAAAGCTCTGTTTTTTTTACACTAACAAAACCTGTTCAAATGGATATTAGTGAAGATAAATTAGACGTACCTGTATATGGGGTGTTTCAAGTTAGTAAATTAAAATCTATTAGAAATAAAATAACTGAGTTCTCAGGTGGTAAAGAAATAAAAGGTTTGGCTTCAACTAAAGCTGATATTGTTTTTTTAACGAAAACGGATAAAGAAACCTTTGAGATTGGTGGTGGTTATAGTCATAAACACACTATAGGAAAATTTCAAAATTACGCTGGCGGTAGAAATTTTATTAAAAAAGGCGATGATAATAATGAATATAATAAATTTATTACTTTTTGCGATATGATTTTACAAAAATGTATGGTTGATGTAATAAAAAATTTGGATAACAAAGAAAAGTATAAGCAATCAACATATAATCAAGAGCTTAATCAAAAACTTAAAAAAGAAATATCAACGAAGATAACAGCTCAGAAAAAATTTATAATTGAATTAAATAATGAGTTACAAAATATAAAAACAGAGTCAGATAAATCTATATTAGTTCTCCATAATAATACAAGTGTCATAAACATAAAAAAAATAGAAGATAACAGAGAAAAAGAATTAAAAAATTTAGAAACAGAATCCAATCAAAAAAATAATGAATTAAAATTAGCACAATTTAAAATAGATACTTTCAAGATTTTATTAAAAAAATTAGGTGATTGTAATAATGAAGTTCCGGTATCTAAGGATAGTAATTTACCATTTAATTTTTCAAAATTATTTAATGATTTTAGTTCAACATATAATATAAAAACTTCTACCGCTCTTAATAAAACATTTTTTCCTGAAGATAAAGATGTGAATAATATCAAGTTTAAAAAAGTAAAGACTGAATTTTATAAAAAAATTAAACGAATTTTTAAAATAGCTATGATATGTCAGTCTGATGAAAATTTTAAGAAAGCAATATTTGGAACAAATACAGATTATTTAAAAGTTGATAAAATAGTTTTTGGTGGTGGGGAATTAAATAAACCAGTTGATACGGAAGGTAATGTTGACACAAATAAACCATATTTCCTACAATATGATAATGAAATAACTTACAATAAAAAAGGCGGTGAGTTTTCATTATTAAAAACAGGACAAAAAAGTAATCCTAATGAACCTTTTTATCAAGTTCATATACAAGAGGAATCACCTAGATATACTTTAGCTCCTAGAAGTGCGGTTAATAGTTATTATGAAATAGAAAATATAGATGGCAATACATTTATAAAAATTTTAGCCTTTTTAGAAAACGCCTCCAAACAAAGTACGAACATTTTGAAAACAGCATTAACTATTACAAAAGAAGACAATATTGAAGAACTGATACAGCAAGCTCTGGATAAATTAAGCGAAAAATCAAGAGATAAGAAAATGTCAAAATCAATAAGTGATACTAATACAGCTTTAAGAAACTTGTATAAAACAGAAGATAAGCTCTTGACACAAATAAGTAAAGAAATAAATAAGCAACAAAAAAAAATAATAATTATAAATAAAATAAAAAGTATAAACCTAAAATGATAAAAATTAAATCGGATACAAAAGGCTGGCGAGACGTTACCAAAATACTTGTTAAAAAAAATTCTGTATGGAAAAATGTAGCAGAGGGTTGGATGAAAAAAAATGATACTTGGGAACGAGTTACAGGGACAGCAGGTTTTGCTGGCGATAGCAACACAGGCAGATTTTGGGCGGATGGTACTTATGCCACTTGTGGAAATGAATATAGACATCCAGAATTATATGGTGATACAAAACATTTATACGATGAAAAAACTGGTGGGGATGGATTTTATTTAATTAAACCCGAAGGATTTACAACACTACAAAAAGTATATTGTGATATGGTAACTGATGGAGGGGGGTTTACTTCTATTCCTTTAACAGTTGGAGATAATATAAATCCATTGTTTCAAGTAGCAAATACACAAGAATTTTTAGATAATAATGTAACCATAATAGATTCTTTATATGAGAAGGTTTATATCGCTCAAGGGTTTAAATTATTTTGTGGAACAGAGAAACAAATATTTTATACAACTAAAGTTTATTTGAGAGCCGAGTATAATATTCCTTTTAAATTTTCTGATTTATATTTTTCACCTAATAATTTTGAACTGATGACTTTCGGAACGGTAAATATTGAATTGGATAAATTTTCTGAATTTGGAATACCGCCTACAAAGGGTGATGGTATTCTTATTGGTACAGACCAAAACCCATTGTTAGATTTATCCATAAAATTTTCTACATTAAGAAGAACGACTCCATATAAATTTCAAGATTATACAGTTTATAAAGGTAAAGAGTCTTCAAAAATTGTTTATGAAGTGTCTTTACAAGGTGATGAAAAAGAAATAATTTTATGGAATAAAGGTTTTATATATGTAAGATAGATGATTATTTATATAGAAAATTAAAATTTATAAATAAAAATAAAATAATAAGGAGTATTCAAAATGCCTTTTCAGTTATCTCCCGGAGTAAATTTTTCAGAAATAGATTTAACAAATATAATTCCAGCAGTTTCTTCTACAGCAGGTGGATTTGTTGGAAGTTTTAGTTGGGGTTCTGCCAATTCAATAGAGCTTATAACAAGTGAAAAAGATTTGGTTACAACTTTTGGTTCACCAACCAAAGACAATTATATTTCATTTTTTACAGCCTCTAATTTTTTGGGTTATGGAAATAATCTAAAATTGATAAGAGCCGTAGCCGATGACGCTACAAACGCAACCAATGGCGATAAACCTATAAGAATATTAAACGAAGAAGATTATGAGTTGAATTATACTAAGGGTCAAAATAGTTTACCAGATACTTATTTTAGTGCTAGATATGCTGGTTCTTTAGGAAATTCATTAAAAATTTCTATGTGTCCAAGTTCAGACGCTTTCGCTAAAACTTATACTAATATAATTACAGACGGAAACAAATTATCATTTTCAGATGAAGATGTCCTTGTGGCAGATAAAATAGTAGTTGGAAGTTTTATATATTATGTTGGTGTTGAAAGACAAGTTGTAGATATAGTTGATGGATTTGCAATATTAAATGAACCATTTTTTACAAATATATATTCTGGGGATTCTGTTACAGTTAGGTGGGAATATTTTTCTTTCTTTGATACTCCACCCACAACATCAGAATATATTGCTGATAGAGGCGGAAAAAATGACGAGCTTCATATAGTTGTTGTTGATGAACTCGGAAAATTTACAGATTATCCAAATACAATCCTCGAAACTTATCAAGGATTATCAAAATCTTTTGACGGAAAAGAATATAATGGCACAAACTCTTATTATCAAACAGCTTTACTTAAAAAATCAAAATATGTATATCTGTTAGACCATTGTTCTAATAACGCAGATAAATGGGGACAATCAGTTTTAGAAGTAAAAGATTATAACGAAATTCCTGATAGTTTACCCACAACATTTTTTTTAAGTGGTGGTTCAGACGGAAAAAAAGAATTAGCAGAAGGCGATTATATGGTGGGTTACGATTTATTAAACGACCCGGAAAAAGTTGATATTTCTTTGATATTAACCGGGAACGCTCCGTTGGTTGTTAGTTTATATGCTCTTGCGATTGCTGAGAAGAGAAAAGACTGTGTTGCTTTTATATCTCCTCCGTTTAATTCTTGTGTAAATAATAAAGATTCAGAAACGGAAGATATTGTGGCATATCGAGATAGATTCCCTTCAAGTTCTTATGGATTTTTTGATAGTAACTGGAAATATCAATATGATAAGTATAATGATATATATAGATGGCTACCACTGAACGGAGATATTGCCGGCTTATGTGTACGAACAGATATGTTGAGAGATAGTTGGTGGTCGCCAGCAGGATTTAATAGAGGTGGCATAAGGAACGTTGTAAAATTAGGTTGGAAACCAGAACAAGGGGATAGAGACGAACTTTATAAGAAAAGTATAAATTCAGTTCTTATATTTCCCGGAGAAGGAGCAGTATTGTATGGTGATAAAACTATGCAAATTAAGCCTTCTGCTTTTGATAGAATAAATGTAAGAAGGTTGTTTATAGTTCTTGAAAAAGCTATTTCAACAGCTGCTAAATATTTATTGTTTGAATTTAACGACCCGGTTACAAGGACAACATTTTTGAATATGGTAAATCCTTATTTAAGAATGGTTCAAGGTAGAAGGGGGATAACAGATTTTTCAGTAGTCGCAGATGAAAGCAATAATACTTCAGATGTAATGGATAGAAACGAATTTATTGGAGATATTTATATAAAACCAGCAAGGTCAATAAATTATATTCAACTTAATTTTGTAGCTGTTGCAACAGGTGTAACTTTTAATGAAGTGGTTGGGAAATATTAAATTAAAACTATATTTAAAATAAAGAAAAAATATTTTAGGAGATAAAAAAAATGGCAAACGCAGATAAAGGAAAATTGAGTGTAAATAATTTTAAGAGTCAATTTACAGAAGGTGCGAGACCTAACCTGTATTATATTGAAATGAAAACGAAAGGTGAAGATGTTGGAGAATTATTAAGTTTTCACGCAAAAGGTTCATCTTTACCAGCTACTACAATGGGAGTGATAACAGTTCCATATCAAGGTAGAGATATTAAAGTATTTGGGAACAGAACTTATGAAGAGTGGTCAATTACTATAATGAATGATGAAGATATGAAAATACGCTCAGCTTTTGAACAATGGATACATAAAATCAATAGTCCAGAAGAAAATTTAACAGATAGTAATTTTATGTCAGGACAAGATGATAATGGATATAAAGTTGAGGCAATTATAAGACAATTAAAAAGAGATGGTTCAGAAGCACTTGCCTATACACTTCATGGAGTTTTTCCTTCAGGAATAGAAGCTGTTGATATGGCGTGGGATTCAAACGACACAATATCAGAAAGTGTTGTTACACTTCAATTTGATTGGTTTACAACTTCACTTGATAAATAATATTATTTTTTACTATTAAAACAATTTCTAAGAAAAAAATTAGGGTTGTAATTAGTGAGGAGAAAAATAGTCTCGCTGGTTATAACCTTTTTTTTTATTTTTTGTGATAAAGAAAAGTTATTATAAATAAAATAAAAACTAAGAGAAAAATTTGAATTTACTCAATTTATTTGGTTTTAATTTAATAGGTAAAAAAAAGAAAGTAGATGTTATAAAGAAAAAGTATGACGAAATTGTAAATCCGGTTGAAGGGGATATGACTGCTAGTGTGGTAACTAATAACATACTTGGTGATTTTTATTCTACTCAATTATCTTTTGAAGCTAATATAAAAGATGAAGCAGACCTTATCAATAAATATAGAGAAATGGCACTTTATCCAGAAATTGAAAATGCTATAGATGATATTGTTAATGAATCAGTTATTTTAAATGATATTAATGGTTTGCCGGTGTCTCTTGATTTATCAGAATTGAAACTAAAAGATATGAAGAAAAAACTTATCGAAGAATTTAATATAATACTCCAGCTTTTAGATTTTAATAATCAAGGCGATGATATATTTAGAAGATTTTATATAGACGGAAGGTTATATTATTTAAACGTGATAGATGTGGATAAACCAAAGTTAGGGATACAATCTTTACAGTATATAGACCCTAGAAAAATAAAAAAGAAACTTGTATATGAAAATGCTAGAACTGATGGAGTATTGACATACAAAGTTTTGGAAGAGTTTTATCTTTATTCGCAAAAAGGTTTTTTTACCAGTGATAATGAAAGCAACGTAAAATTAAATCTTGACACTATAACATTTATCCATTCAGGATTATATGATTTTTCAAAACAAATGATTTTATCCTATCTTCATAAATCTATAAAACCATTAAATCAATTAAAAATGCTCGAAGATAGTTTAATTATTTACAGACTTGCCAGAGCACCTGAACGTTTAGTTTTTGAGGTTGAGGTTGGCAATTTATCTAAAGAAAATGGCGAGCAATATATTCAATCTCTTATATCAAAGTATAAAAATAAAATGGTATATGACGCTAGTACAGGTGAAGTAAAAACAGATAAAAAATTTATGTCAATGCTAGAGGATTATTGGATACCAAAACGAAACGGTGATGGGACACAAATATCATCAATCGGTGGCAATTCAAAATTTTATACAGAAATGGAAGATATAGATTACTTTAAACATAAATTATATAAAGCATTAAATATTCCTTCCAGTAGATTTGAAAGTGATACAGGATTTGAACTTGGAAGAGCAACAGAAATTTCAAGGGATGAAGTAAAGTTTAATAAATTTATAAATAAAATAAAAAAACAATTCTCTAATTTATTTAGTGATTTATTAAAGAAAAATTTAATATTAAAAGGTATTCTTACAGTAGAAGAATGGGAAGATATATCTCAAAGTATAAAATATAATTTTGCGGTAGATAATTATTTTGCTGAATTAAAAGATTTAGAAATAGAAAGAGAACGGTTAAGTCTTCTTGACGACATAAGTAATTATGAGGGAGAGTATTATTCAAAGGCGTATATAAGAAATAAAGTGTTGAGACAAAATACAGAACAACAAAAACAAATTGCAAAAGAAATTGAAGAAGAAAAAAATGTATCGTCTGAGTCGGAAGATGGGAATGATTTTTCAAAGAAAAAAAGAAGGTAGGTGGGAGAGATAAAATTATGTTACTAAAAGAAAACGAAAATAATATAATAGTATCTCTTTTTTTAGATGAAAGTTATGAAAAATTTAAAAAGAAATATATAAGTTCTATATTAGAAAAAAAAGAATTTATTATAGAAAATACAACACTTCTTAAACTTATTGATAAACGATTGACAGAATTAATTGGTAACAGGCACGAATTACTTAATCAATTTAGTAATTTAATCAATCTTAAACATCCTAAAGAATATATAATACACTTAAAAAGACAATCTTATAATTTATTAAAAATAGATATTGAAACGGTTTATAAATATTTAGATAATTTTTATCATGTGGAATTTTTATCAAGTACATATCGTACTATAAAAAGAGCATTAGATAATATGTATAGAAATGATAGATATTTTTTAGATGTAATAAATAAACATTTTTCAGAAATATTACCGATAGTTGATTCAAAAGAAGAAAATCCTAAAAATCTTTCTCTTATTATGTTATCAAAAGATGAAAATGATTTTTTAAAGAAAAAATTAAGGAGATAAAAAATGTTATTAAAAGAAAAAGAAAATAATAGTATATCAGAAGAAGAACAACAATTTATAAATGAAAATACACCATTTATGAAATCTGTTAATAAACAATTATTAAAATTGATAGGTAATGGTCATTTATTACTTAATCAATTTAATAGGATAGTTACTTCCTCCCTTAATAAAAAATATGAAATACAATTAAAACAAAAATCTATTAAAATTTCAGGAATGGATGTTGCAAAAATTTATAGATATTTAAGTGTTACTTATCACGATAAAGAGGAAGCAAAAGCTAGTGTTCAATATCGGGCTATAAAAACAATATTAGATAATATGTATAGTAACTACAGATATTTTTTGGAGATACTTTCGAGGGATGTATCCGCAGGACACGTTCCAATAATGGATTCCACAATAAATAATAATGTAGTATCTCTTTATTTACAAGAAGAAAGTTACGAAAAATTTAAAAAAGATTATATATATTCCGTATTAGAAAAAGAAGAATTTATTATTACCGAAGATACAGTGTTTCTTCGACTTGTTGATAAACAATTAGTTAAATTGATTGGACGTGGACATGAATTATTGAATCAATTTAGTAAGTTAATTAGTCTTAAACATCCTAAAAATTATATAATAGAATTAAGACAACATGCTTATAAATTATTAAGAAGCGATATAGAAGTAGTTTATAGATATTTAGATAATTTATATCACGAAAAATTTTTTGTAAGTGATAGAGACCAATATCGTACTGTAAAGTTGGCATTAGATAATATGTGGAAAAATCATAAATATTTTTTGGATATAGTGGATAGACCACTTCAACCAATAAATTTAGTTAGTTCAAAAGAAGAAAATCCTAAAAATCTTTCACTTATTATGTCGTCAAAAAATGAAAGTTATTATAAGAATTTTAAAAAAAGTTATTTGCGAGAACAACAATCACAGGGACAATATTTAAAGGAAGAAAATAATATAATTCAAGATTTACAAAATGGAGAAAATGATATAACATTAAATAATGGTGATGAAGTAAAAATAGATAGAGAATTATGTTCTTTAATTTTAAGAGATTATTCAGGATTAAATTCTCCTAGAGAAGAAAGAATGTATGAAAGAAAAAATTTTTTAAATCAAAATAAATTTTATTTGTTAGTTGATAAATTATTGTCTTTATGATATAATAAAAAATAGTTAAAAGGAAAAATATTTTATAAATAAAAAAAATAGTTAAAAGGAGTAAAAAAATGGATTATAACGAAGAATATTTATTAAAGAAAATAGAAGAAATAGGTATTGACGATGAAGAAGAAGCTGAAAGAATACTAGCTTTTTATAATGTAGGGCAAAATAAATTTGATAATGATGAAGAATTAACAGAATATCTTGATGATATATGTAGTAATTTTGATAGTGATACAAATACAATGGATTATGGAGGAGAATATTTAATCCTTACAGATGAAGAAGCAGACGAAGCTGTAAAAGAGAGTATTTTAAGTAGTGTAGAATATTTTAACCCTGATTGGGTAAGTTATTATACATCTATTGATGATGAAGAAGCTATTAGAGCAATCCAAGATACAAGAAATGCTAATGAAACACTAATATCTTTAATGAAAGCAGAAAATAGGTTAGAAGATTTTATAGAAGATTCTGTTAGTGCTGATGGTAGGGGTCATTTTTTAAATACTTATGACGGAAGTGAATATGAAGAAAAAGTAAATAGAACAGATTATTATATTTACCAAATAAATTAAAATAATTATAAATATACACAAGAGGGGATAGTTTATATGAAACTTATATCGGAAATTTCTAAAGATATTAGTATTATTAAAGAAGATGTAAAAGATTCACCAGATAATAAAGATTATTTTATAAAAGGTATATTTATGATGGGCGATACTGTAAATAATAATGGAAGAATATATCCTACGCCTATATTAGAAAAAGAAATAGATAGATATAATAATGAATATGTAAAAGAAAACAGAGCTTTCGGTCAATTAAACCACGAAGATATATCAAATATAAATCTTGAAAAGGTATCACATTTAATTACTGAATTGACACAGGAAAAAAACGCCTTTTATGGCAAGGCAAAAATTCTTGATACTCCAACAGGTAAAATTGTGAAAAATTTAATTGATGGTGGAGCAAAATTAGGCGTATCTTCCAGAGGAGTTGGGAGTTTAAGCGAAGAAGAAAACGATGTAAAGATTGTTCAAGATGATTTTTATATTATAACACCAGCAGATATTGTTGCAAATCCATCCGTAGCTGTTGCTTTTGTAGATAGGGTTATGGAAAGTGCTGATTGGATATGGGAAAACGGTTCTTTAAAACAAATTCAACTTGAAGATATTAAAAAAGAAGTTGAAAAAGTATATCAACAAAAACAAGATAGACAGAAATTATTTGAAGAATTGTGTTATAAAAAATTTTTAGATATGTTGTCAAAATAGTTGGAAATAACTATTTTTATAAATAAATAAAACAAAACAAAAAAAGAGGAAGATAATATGGAAGAATCGAATTTAAAGGAAGAAAATAATAATGTTAAATCAATTTTAGAAAACAAAGATGAAACACCTACAAGAAAACCAATAATTTCAAAAACCAAAAAATCTATATTGGCAAGACCGTCAAGAATTAAAGAAGAAAACTCTCTTACTACTAGAAGGAAACCGTCAAGTGTTTTAAAAGAAAGAACATCAAGAATATCTACAAATAGAAAATCTGATACCACACGTTCTATTCTTAAAGAAAAAAGAATTGCTCCTAGAAGAACTGATAGAGATATGATTACTGAAAAAGATTTAATGAATATAGATTTGAACGAGATAAAATTTAATAAAGAAAAATTCTCAAACAGTATAAAAGTAGTATTTGAAGAAACTAAAAAATTTATAACGGAAAATATAAAAGATGAGGATTTAAACAAACAAATTTTAAGTGATGAGTTTGTTACTTCATTACTTGGAACACTAGAAAAATCTTTAGATAGTGAATTAAGTATTTATAAAGAAGAAATAGAAAAATTGTTAGAAGGAAATAATAAACGTCAATTAAATTTATTGAAAAGAAGAGGCGAGCAATTTGTTTCAGAAGAAATTAAAGAATGGGAAAAAACAAATAGTAAAGATATTGAAAATGTATATAAAGCAAAATTGCTTGAAGAATTTATGGGTGAACTTCAGGGTGTACTTTCAAAATTTTATATGGATAAACCTACGTTGAATAAATTAGAAACGCTACAATTAGAAAATAAAAATTTAACAAGAAGAATAAGAACATTATCAAACGAATCAAGAACATATAAACAAGCTAAATTAAAAGAAGCTAAAGAACAAAAAATAGAGGAAGCTACGAAGAATTTATCTCAAGTAGAAAAGGAAAAAATTACAATGATATTAGAAGAACTTGATAATAATACATCAGAAAGAGTAACTAAACGACCTACTCGTTTTAAAAGAAATGAAGATGTTTCGTTAATTAAAAATGATACGTTAAGAAGAAGAAAAATTACAGAAGGAAAAAAATTGTTTGAAGAAAGAAGAAAAAAACATAATATATTACAAGAAACAAGAGAAAGTAACGAACTTGATAAATCAACTGATGAGGAAAAAATATTATCTACAGAAATGAAAGCATATATAAAAGGGTTAAATCCGGGAATTTATAAATAAAAATAAAAATAAGACGAGGAGTCAAAAAATGTCATTACTAAAAGAACAATTAGAAAAGAAATGGAGTCCTATTATAAACTATAAGGGAGTCGATGAAATAAAAGATAATTATAAAAAGGCTGTAACTGTTGCTTTGTTGGAAAATGAAGAATTGTATTTAAAAGAAAACAGTAAGGTTTTGGCTGAGGCAAATTTTAATCCTTCATATACACCATCAAACACTACCGCACAGATTGATAGATACGACCCTATTTTAATTGGTATGGTACGCAGGGCAATTCCTAATTTGATTGCTTTTGATATTTGTGGGGTTCAACCAATGACTGCTCCAACCGGTCTTATATTTGCTTTAAGAAGTTTATATGTAGATAACGGACAAGAGGCTTTTTATAATGAACCAAGAAGTGGCTACTCAGGAGATAAAAAAGAAAATGAAGGAGAGCCTATAAATTTTGGTGAAGGTGAAGATGTTGAAATTCCTCCAAGTGCTGGTTCTCCGTTGGATACTCTTACAGGCGAACAATTAACTGGTTCAGATATAAATGAGATGAGTTTTACAATAGACAAAACATCTATTGAAGCTAAATCAAGAATGCTAAAAGCTGAATATTCTCTTGAACTTACTCAAGATTTAAAAGCTGTTCATAATTTGGATGCTGAAACAGAATTGAGTAATATTCTTTCAACTGAAATTTTGGCAGATATAAACAGAGAAGTTACAAGAACCGTTTATAAAATTGCAAAACTAGGATGTCAAGATACAGTAACACCCGGAGTATGGGATGTCAATAATGATGCTGATGGTAGATGGTCGGCAGAAAAATTTAGAGGATTGTTTTATCAGATTGAAAAAGAAGCTAATAAAATTGCTTATGAAACAAGAAGGGATAGAGGGAATTTTATAATTTGTTCTCCTAATGTTGTTTCGGCACTGTCAACAGCTTCACTTCTTATAAATCCAACAGTAGATAGCAATAAGAGTCTATCTCCAGATTTTACAAATAACACATACGCTGGAGTTTTAAATAATAGATATAGTGTATATGTTGACCCTTTTGCTCAAGTAGATTTTGTTGTTGTAGGTTATAAAGGAAGTTCTCCTTATGACGCTGGTATGTTTTATTGTCCTTATGTACCACTACAACCACTAAGAGCTATTTCAGAGTCAAGTTTTCAACCTAAAATCGCTTTTAAAACAAGATATGGTATGATAGCAAACCCATTCGCTGAAGGATTAACAAAGACTAAAGGCGAATTGAACGCTAGGAAAAACGTGTATTATAGGATTTTTCAAGTAACAGGTTTATAGAAATTAAATAAATTTAAAAAAAAAATAAAAAAAAGTCCTCTAAAAAGGGCTTTTTTTTATAAATAAAAATGAAAGAGTTAGTACGCTAAGGCAAAGCGGATTTTAAGCCTGTGGAGATATTTTATTAAAAAAAATATCGAAGAAGCAGGAAAAAGAATACGATAACCAAGTAGAAGCTATGGGGAGTATTCCATAGAATGCCACAAGTGCCATTAAATGGCACTTATAGGATTGGGACAATCCGAATTTACGCTTGTGGAGTGTCCGATAGTAAGACTGTTGTCAACAACAGCAAACTGTGATACGATGAAGCAAGAAGCTCAATCAATTTGAGTAGTTCATTGAAATAAAAAGGAGACCCATAAAAGGGTCTCTTTTTTTTGTTAAAAAGGTTATATTATAAATAAAAATAAAAATAAAGGAGAAATAAAAAAATGAATAAAATTAAACCAATTTTAACTTCAGTAGTTTCTGGCGTGCTTCTTGTAGTATCGTTATTGGGTCAAAGTGTTAAAAATAAAAGAAAAAAATAAATAAGTTAAAATAGGAGAGATATAAAAATGAAAGGATGTAAAAAGAAAATAATTCCAATATTATTAGTTATACTTATTGTTGGTTCTGTAATGGGATATAAAAATAATAAGAAAAAACAACACAAAAATAGACCAGTACCGATAGAAGCGATTGATGATAATGCCACACTAACTGTTATTGATGAAATAATAGATGGAGCGACATTAAAAATTAATTCTTTAGAAAAAGGTACAAGAATTTGGAAAATGACAGGAATAGATGTACCAGCAGCAGTTGAAGGGGAAAAATTAAAAGCACAGGTTGCTCATTGTGGATTTAGAACTCAAATATTAGAATTAGGTCTTAAGAGTAAAGCATATTTACAAAATATACTTGAAAGTAAAGTAGTAACTGTATTAGAAGAAGAAGGAGAAATAAAAATATTTGAAAATCCATTCTTATCTGTAAATTACTTAATGGCTCAATGGGGTTATGCTTGGGCGGATACTAATGATGTTGGTACATACGTAGAGGTTACAAAATACGCAAAAGACAATAGAAGGGGATTGTGGAAAATAAACTCAATGGAAAGATTGTTAATGCTTTGTTTGGAAAAAAGTTCAAATAAAAATAGTGGAGATATGGTCAAATTGATGGAAGTAAAAGAAAAAGAATTATATCCTAAATTTGATGAAAAAATAATGTTTGATAATAGAAGAAATTTATATAATCTTGATTATTTATTTAATGAAAAACTAATGTTTGATAATAGAAGAGGTGTACATAGAATTGATTGTCCATTTAATGAAAGGAACATAAATAATAGAAGAGATTTATATAGGTCTAATTATTCATTTAATGAAAGAAGAATAAATAATAGAAAAGATTTATATAGGTCTAATTATCCATTTAATACAAGGAGAATAAACAGATGAAAAAATTATCAATGTTAGTGTTAAGTTTAGTTGTATTTTTTGGGTTGACAAATTGTTCTAAATTAAATCAAACAAAAAATAAATTTTCAAAAGATTATATTACTCCAGAGTCTTCTCTTCTTGATGGAGGTACTTTAGCAACCATTATTGAAGTGATAGATGGAGCGACATTAAAAATTAAAACTCCCAAAGGAGAAAAAATTCACAGAATAAAAGGTATGAATGCTCCGGCAAGTATGGAAGGAAAAAAATTAGAGGCTCAAATAGCTAGTTGTGGTATGAAAGAAGAAATAATAAAATTAGGAATAAATAGTAAAACCAAATTAAAAGGTTACATTGGTAAAAATAAAATGGTGTCAATTTTGAGTAACGGACAAATATATGTTTATGGAGCAACAAGACCAGATGTTGGATGTGATATGGTAAATAAAGGATATGTATTTCCTGTTCCTTCTGAAAAAGTAAAAAATTATTCAACTATGTTTAGAAATACAAAAAATGGCAATAGGGGATTTTATCAAAATCGGTCATTAAATAGAGCAATAATGTTTTGTTTAGAGACAGTAAAACCGATTCCTGTTGCAGAATTAGAAACACCAGTTGAAGAGGACATAACACCAATAGAACCCACACCCGAAATAGAAGAATAAGGAGTTTTTTTGAAAAGTAATAATATTTTAAATCGGTTCACCAATGAAACTTTTGATTTTAAAATATATAAATTACCTGATATATCTTTTTATTTAACATCAGTTTCATTGCCGGGTTTGACGATGAATCCTATAGAAGTTGGCAGACCTACAATGACAATTCCAATGGAAGGTAACGCTCCAGAATTTAATGAGCTATCTATATCTTTTTATATAGATGAATTTTTTAAAAATTGGGTGGCAATATATAATTGGATGTTATCATTTTCTTATTTAGTTCCTTTTGATAATATATATAATAAATTAAATCCTAACCTTATTGATAAAGATGTTATAAAAAAAGAAGATGACAAACAAAAACAAGCTAATAAAGAAATGGGAATTGATGTTGGGTATCAGAGAAATTACTCAGATGCTTCTTTAATTTTATATGATAATTTTAAAAAACCAATTATAAATTTTAGATTTATAAATTTATTTCCTGTAAGTGTTTCAGATGTCAATATGGATATAAATAATACAAATGATTACTTAATTTTAGATTGTACATTTCGATATCAACATTACATGATTGAAGAACTGAGAACAAGTGAAGATAAATAAAATATAATAGGGATTATATTAGTAATATTTTATTAAATTATTTTATAAATAGAATATATTAAAAGGTTTAAAAAAAATGATAAGAAAGTCAACAATAAATCTTAAATTTGTTAATAAAGGTAAACTTAAAAAATTAAAGATAATTGCTGAAGAATATAAAAGAGTTGTTAATATCTTTATTGATAGACTCTGGAAAGAGCAACAATTTTCAGGAAGTTTTGTTAAAGATACAAATGTTGACAGTTGGTTATCGGCTTCATTAAAACAAATTACTGCAAAACACGCGCTTTCTATTGTTAAATCTCAACGTAAAAAGAAGAAAAAATCTAAACCTACATTTAATAAACTTACAATGGAACTTGACTCAAAGGTTATTAAGATTAAACAAGATATAAATTCTTTTGATATTTGGATTAAATTTTTAATTATTAGTAATAAATATGATAATAAATTTGGTAAAAGATTTAGTCTTAATTTACCTTCTAAAAAACATATACATTTTAATAAATTTCTTGAAGAGAATTGGACAATTAAAAAGTCAATTAGATTAAGAATAACTGAAAAGGGTTATTTTATTGATGTATTTTTTGAAAAAGAAGCTCCTATAATAAAAATTAAAGGTAAACAAAAAGCTGTTGATATAGGATACAAGAAATTGATTGTAAGTTCAGATAAAGAGTTTATAGGTGATTTTAAAATCTATGAAAAGATTGCTCGTAAGAAACAAGGAAGTAAGGCTTTTAAAAGAGCATTGATAGAACGTGATGAGATAGTTAATATTTCTTGTAAGGCTTTAGATTTAGATAATGTTAAAGAACTTTTTGCAGAAGATTTAAAAAATGTTAAATATAAATCCAAAGGTAAAATACGAAAGAAATTTAATCATAAACTTCAACGGTGGAGTTATGTAAAAGTTTTACAGAAGCTCACTATGTTGTGTGAAGAGAGTGGAATTTTATTTAAGAAAATTCCACCTCAATATACAAGTCAAAGATGTAGTTGTTGTGGAGAGATACATAAGAAAAGCAGAAAGAATGAGTTTTTTAAGTGTGTTTCTTGTAATTTTGAAAGTGATGCGGATTATAATGCTTCACTCAATATTTTACATATAGGACAATATGGTGCCTATGCCTTACAAAAGCCAATTCTATAAAACATTATAGGAAAGGTAATCGTGGATATTAACAACACGAACGATTATTTGATTTTAGACTGTACATTTCGATATCAACATTACTTGATTGAAGAGTTGAGAACAAATGAAGACACAGAAACCCAAGAAGGGGAAGAAAATTAAAGAAAAGATAAAGGACGAGCCGGATTTTATAAAGGATAGCGATACAAAAGCAATCCTTCTTAATAATGACCAAAAATATAATGAATTTTTATCAAAAGCTAAAGAAAAACAAAAATTAGAAACGAGGTTAAGTAAGCTAGAAACGTCTTTAGAAAAAATTTTAGAAATTTTAGAAAAAAAATAAGTTTTATTTTTATAAATAAGATTGAAGTATTTTTATAAATAAAATAAAATAGATTTTTCAGGGAGCATATAATGCCAGCAATTATAACAACAAAGTTTAGATTATACACGAGTCAACAATTTAAAGAGAGTTTTGAGGAAGCAGAAAATGATAATATCTATCTGTTTATTGGGAAAACAACAGCTTGGGAAGATGACCAAAAACCTTTAATTCCTTTAGATAATATCTCTACAACAGATTACAATATTTATAATTCTATGATTGCAATGAAAAAAATAAATACAGGTTTTATTTCTAATGTAGTTAAAAGAATTGATTGGCAAGAAAATCAATTTTATGATATGTATGATGATAAAGAAGAGGATTTATTTAATAAACGGTTTTATGTATTGACTGATGATTATAATGTTTATAAAATTTTAGATAATAATAATACATCTTCTAAGATAAAACCTTCCGGGACAGACTATACGCCTTTTATTACATCAGATGGGTATAAATGGCAATATATGTTTACGGTATCGTCTTCGGAGTCAGTTAAGTTTTTGACTCCCGAATGGCTACCACTAAAAACAATTAACAAAGATGACGGTTCTACCCAATGGCAAGTTCAAACTAATACTGTAACTGGTTCTATAGAACATATAACTATAGAAAATGGTGGCAAAGGATTTACAACTTCCCCAAAAATTACTATTACAGGAGACGGTCAGGGTGCTAAAGCTAAAGCAATTTTAAAAGATGGGGTAATTACAAAAATAGATATAACAGCAAGAGGTTCAAATTATTCTTATGCTTTTATAAACATAGCCAATAATAAAGGTGCTGTTGTCAGAGCAATTATATCACCTAAAAATGGACATGGTTCTGATTGCGTAGAAGAATTGGGCGGATATTATACGATGTTAAATGTAAGGTTGGAATATGGTGAAGGGGGAGTATTCCCTGTCCAGAACGATTTTAGAAATATTGGGTTAATAATAAATCCACTTGAAGAAAAAACTAAGGAGAAAGCAAATAAATTAGTGTATCCACTTTATTCTAATTTTACTCTTTCAGAAAAGGATAGGATACCTTTTGGTATAGATGAAAAAATTACCGGACAAAATAGTAAAGCTACTGGAAATGTAATTTATATAAATTCTGATACAATTCAAGTCAACGAAATAGTTGGAAAATTTGAAATAGGGGAAGTTATAAGAGGTAATAATTCTGGCGTAACAGGGCGTTTAGCAGAAGTTAAAGAGTCTGAAATAAAAAAATATTCTGGAGTTGTAATTTATAATGAAAATAGGTCGCCTATTGTTAGAAGTCAAGACCAGATAGAAGATATCAAGCTAATAATTGAGTTTTAATTATTTTATCATTGTAGAGGGTTAAAATATTGGCTGAATCTAAGATTTTAAAATTTCCTTCGGAAGAGGAAACTAATGTTAAACGATTTTTAATGTTTTCTCCATATTTATTT